ACCCATGTCTTCGACATCATCATATGCGTATCCTGGTCGTGAACCATCGGTAGTAGGTGCTACTAACATTGATCCAGCATTAAATCCAATTCTTCCTCCTTCAGCCAAACCATAGATACCGGCTTGGTGAGCAGGTGTTCCACCCCCACTGAATGTTTTTCTAATTGTAAAATACCAATTTTCAAACTCCTCATCACTATCAATTTTGGCATAAAGGTCTTTAAGATTAAGACCTAAGCTATAAGCTATTTGTTTATCCTTCTCAGTATCTTTCTCCACCGTTGTACCATCTTTGGTAACATCAAACTTATCTAAAAAGTTTTTAAAATCCACACCGATTTCAACAGGACCTATGTTTGCAGTTGTATCCACTCCATAAGCTATATTTTTATCATCTACATTATAGCCGTGTCCTAAATCGTGACTCGTCCAAGATCCTGATGCTCCGGGTTCCAACGTAATATTATATTTATCACTGCCTAACGTAATTCCATTTGAACCTGAATCAAAACCAATCCTTCCACCTTGATTTTTAGGAAGGTAGTATTCGGGAAGACTGTTGAGTTCTGCGTTTAATTCAGCAACACCACCCAGGCCATATTTCTTTTCCCACCTGTTGGCAATGACCGGAAGGTTGGCATGCATGTAGCGTCTTTGTTTTTCAGATTGGAAAGGCATTAGCTCCTTGGTCCTTTCAGCGTCTTAACGTCCTTTCGTTTCATCGTATCAGAACGTAGTTTCGCTCGGTTAGACATCGCTTGTTTTTCTAAAGAGGTTTCCGCTCTTAACTGAGCGAGATCTTCATTTTGTTCCAGTTTATCTTCTTGAACATTTTGATTCATCATCGCCTTCATACGATCAAGCGCAATTCGGTTTTCATCGTCTTTCAGTTTTCTTTGATTGTCTTGAGCTTTAAGATCGAGTTCTCTTGCTCGTAGTTTAGCAATAGGGTCGTTATCAAATTGAGAAGTAATTTTCTTTTCTTCGGTTAAGAATTCTTCCATCATGTCAGCAATCAATTGAGCTTTACGCGCTTCAATTTCTAACTGTAGATTTTGAACTTCTGCTTGAATTCTTGGGTCCGGTTGTTGTTGTGGATTCTGAGTCATCATTTGTTGAATCTGTTGAACCTTTTGAATCTTGTCTCTAAATTCCATTTCCACTTGTTCTTGAGCCATCATCGAAATGTGTTCGAAAACGTTCTTTTCTAAAGCGGCAATCACCATCGGATTGTTCCGTGCCATGTTTGTTGCCATAAACGCTAAGTGCGCTGTGGTATGGGCTCGGTGATCTTGTCCGGTAAAAGCTTGGAAAGGTTTTCCACCTAGTGCATCGATATGTTCAATCGCCGGATTTTTGGGAGCCGGAGGTGGAGGAGGCGGAAGAATCTGATCGATATTCTTAACCCCAATCGCCGTATACATATCACGATACGCTTCATATAAATTATGAATCTGTGGATTCGACTGAGCGAGTTGTAATTCGGTTTGTGCGGTTGCTATTCGTTGTGTTTGAGAAAAGATATTAGGATCGGCAACCGGCATAATATCAATCTTGTCGTCAAAGTCTGCTTGTTTAATTTCTTTTTGATCTCCGATCACATCGTAAGGATAGACAGGAGGGAGATACGTTGCAAAGACATCAGCTAATAAAGAAAACTCTTGTTTCAAAGCTGCATACATTCTTTTGTGGATCGCACTCATTACTCGAGAGCCTCTTTCTAAAAGAGCCACGGTTGTACCTACCGCTGCTTGTTGATTGCCATCGCCTACTTGCATGTCGGCAATTGACGCGAATCGTTGACCCGCCTGAACAACAATCGACATGAGTTGTAAGAGTGTTTGAGAAGGTTCCTTATACGGAAGCGGCATGAACGCATCCTTAATATTACCCCCGGGAGCGTCGACATCGCGCCACTCCCCAGGTTGTAACGAGACCGCATCGTTTTGTACACGAATGCCTCTCTGTTTAAACCCGGCAGGTAAGTTGGAGAGCGTACCTGCATCTAGTAATTGACGGAGCGCAGACGTTGCCGTCCTGCTTAATCCACCAATCATATGAATTAATCCAAAGCCATAGAATCCAAGACCTGGCAGAAATCGAAAGTGCACAAAGTATTGAATCTTATTTTTCAATGGATCATCGAGTTTAAAATTTCGTCTAATGGATAAAACTTTTCTCGTAGAATTTTCTACGGTCACGACATACGGAACTTTAATTCCGGTTGGCTGACCATCTTGTCCTTTATCTTCAAACCCTTCTAAATCTAAATTAACATGGCATTCGATCAGGGTGAACAGTTTTTCATTCTGTGTTTTACGAATCCCTTCAATTTCTTTCTCTTTTTGTTTCAACGCACTTTCCTCGTTATAAGGAACGTTCAATTTAATGTCTCGATAGAAACCCGAGACCTGTTGTTTTCTTAAATCGTTTTCCGTTGTCTTAATCACATGACAAATGGCTTCCGCATCCTCTAATGAGGTAGCCGAATACGGAACCACCAAGTCATCTGCTTGAACAAACTTTGAAACCGCTCGTCCAAGTAAATCGTCGTAATAAACTTTCTTAAAAGTTGAACCTGCAAGAGGTAAATAAAATAACATCTGATCAAACTCGGAGTCATACTCTTTCATGACATTACAAATCTGATAGTTCATGAAATCCTTGACCCTTGTCGCTTGATCCTGTTTTTGTCTTGTAATCTTTCCTAAAATCTGTGCGCGTACGGGTCCACTTGCTGGAAGCAATTCTTTATAGGCTCCCGCTTGAAATTGTGTCACCGCTTCGGCTAGAACCGGGTGCGTTGCACCGCTGGCCCCTTGAAACGGTTGAGCTCGGTCTTTATATTTAAAACCTAAAAGATCCAAACCTTTTGTATAGGCATCTGCCCATTCGCGTCTGGACTGTCGGTATTCTTCATAGTTCGCCCAAAGCTCTGATCCTAAAGGATCAAGAACCTGGTCAGGAATCAGGTCGGCTAGATTCGCGTAGTGATCTTGTCCGCCCGCTTGATTAACTGCTCCGGGTTCAAACGTAATTTCTGCAGAACCATCTTCATTCTTAGTCACCTCGGGTTGGGAAGGACTCGACTGTTGAGCTTCGGCAGCTACTTCCATTTGTTCTTGAGGTGAGGGAACTTTTAACGTTTGCTTTACGTTCGGTAAAGACTTATCGATTTCAGCCATTTTTTTTCTCCAACGTAGGTTTATCCTTTTTTGCGACAAGAAGCAAGGCTCTAGGGGCTTTGACAGGAGGAATAAGGTTCCATTTTACATGCTTCATATTCTTAACTAAAGTACGATTTTTAAACATTCGTTATATGCTCCAGCCGCCATTTTCTATATTTTTCTTTATCTTCTTCTGAAGAAAAGAAACGTGTAAGAGCATCAACCGCAGGCACACTTCTCCAGTCACTATATCGTTGTTTAGCTTTTTGTAGTTCTTCATCCGACATTTTCATTCCTGTTTCTAGGGCATTCTTTCGTTCTTCCCAAAGTATTTGGGAAGCAGGTTCCTTAATTTTGTTTTGCAACCATTCAAGATACTTATGCGGAGCTCCTGTATATTCTTTATCTCGTTCAGCTGCCATTGTCAGATCAAAAGGTGTTATCCTGGTTTCAGCCGCCATTTTTATTAATCTCCTTCTATTTTGTAATTTAACATGTTCTGGAGTTAAATGTTTCTTGGTATACTCTCTTTCTTGCCACCCTTTTTGAGCCGTTCCTAAAAAAACTTGAGACGCCAGAGCTTCTCCCAATGATGTTCCTTCCGCCATTTGTTTTAAAACATCATCAAAAACTGATCCCCATACAACAGGACCAAGACCTGCAGAATGAAGTTTATTTTTAATGGCTTTTTTGACATCTTTTTTAACAAACTTTATTTTTTCAAAACTAGAAGCATCTGCTCCTTTTTTAATAGCGTCGTCATACATTTTTTTAGTTTGATCAATTAATACATTTTTTGCATTCCGTGCTTTTACAATTTCTTCAGAAGAAAAATTTTTAATAGGTTTATTAGGATCTAAACCAATTTGTTTACCAATAATAGTTCCAAATCTTTGACCGGATGTACCTCCTAATTGCATGGGTTTTCCAGTTTCATCAAATGTATAAAAATCTAAAGAATCTTTAAACATAGGGAAACCTGCTTCAACTAATTTTTGATTAGCATGAAACATTTTATTCATAGCTTGAGCATTTAAAGAACTAATTTTTTGTTTATAGTTTTTAGGTTTAGTTTTTAATAAATCTACAATTTCTTTTTCTTTTCTTCTTAAAAAACCTTCGGTAGTTGATAAATAAGCATTAATTGATTTTGGTAAATAAGTTAAATTGTTTAAAGTAACATTTCTTTTTTTAAGAGCGTCAGCGTGTTGAAGTTGCATTCCTGATTTTTTAGAAGCAGAAAGTTCGGCTTCAAGAGCTTTATCAGAAATTTTCTTTTCTCCATGATATAATTTCTTTTCCCTTCTTTTAGCCGCTGTGTCGCCAGTTTTTTTAGGATCGACTTTTCGGTCATAGGATGTATGTTTTTTTAGAAACCGCCTTACCTGACCTATACCATCTAATTTTGCTCTATTAGGAAACAATTTTCTTGCAATAGCAGACAGGTTGGGTTCACCATAAAGGTTTAACTGTTTATTATATAAGTTTAATATTTCTTTTCCTTTGCCTCTTTCTGGAAAAAATGTTAGTCTTTCAATATCCAATCGCCCTGCTTTAAATCTTGTCGCCGCTTTAGCTTTAAGATCGGTTGTTATACCTTTAAATTCTTTTTTATACAGCGTTGAGTCAGGGTTATTAAAATAGTTTTTTTTATAAAATTCTTTAAATTCTTCTTTATTAACTACATCAGTATAAGTTGTTGCACCAGGGCTTTTAACTGGGTTTAGTTTTTGATTAAGAACATTCATTCCCTGTCTAACTTGAAATTGGAGTTTATGGGGCAGATCTTTATAAGCTACATTAATTTTATCTCCTATTCTTTTTTGCCAACTTGCAACAATTTCTTTTTCTGTTTGAGTTAATGGTGCACGATGACCTTTCCCATAATGCGTGACACCCGCTTCTACGAGACCGCCAGGTTTCATGTCGATTCGGTTAATAGTATGGGAATTTGTAGGACTTAAGGTATTGCGCGCTGTAGAAATTTCATTGAGCCCAAAGCGTTCGCCAAGGGTTACAGGTTTCAAACGATCGTACCAAGGAATATAAGCCATTATTTCTTCCTAAATAAATTAGACACGCCGCCCGTTGCA